CTACTGATGCCACCTATGTTGTAATGTCGCTCAATGGGGTCCTTACTGATGAGCGTGTCCTTGCGGCAGAGGCGGGGGTGCTCACCCTGACAGACGGCGGGGCAGGTGGCAATGCTACCATCTCAATCAGCGCTAACGGCGTCACCTTTGCCAAGATAGAACAGGTCCCAACTTCCACTATTCTTGGTCGTGTCACCGCAGGTGTAGGTAATGTTGAAGAGTTGACTGGTACTCAGGCCACCACCCTTCTTGACGTTTTCACCACTTTACTTAAAGGTCTTGCTCCCGCTTCTGGTGGTGGCACGGCAAATTATTTGCGCGCAGATGGCACGTGGGCGGCACCGCCCGGAACCACCCCCGCTGCTCCTCCTGATGCGACGTACGTCACACTGTCGACCAACGCCACGTTGACTAATGAGCGTACCCTTGCGGGTGAAGCCACAGTCATCAGCATCACTGATGGGGGTGCCGGTAACCCAGTCACAGTGGGGATTTCCGCGAATGGCGTCACTTACGCCAAGATTCAGGACGTGTCAGCCACCAGTCGTTTCCTTGGCCGCATCACGGGGGGTGCTGGTGATATCGAGGAGCTGACTGGAACACAGGCAACTACGCTGCTGGATAACTTCACTAGCGCGTTGGACGGCCTAGCCCCGGCTTCTGGCGGTGGGACGACTACCTATCTTCGAGCAGATGGGACGTGGCAAACTCCTCCCGGAAGCGGGGCCAGTATCGCGGCAGGCTGGCGCTTTAGCACGTCTACTGTAGCATCGGATCCCGGCAACCGTACGTTCCGGATGAATAATGCGACTATCGCCAGCGTGACGGCCCTGTATTTCAACGACATTGCCATTGACGGCTGGGATGCTGGAACCTTGCTTGGCTTCTTGGCATCGGGCAATCGCATCTATATCCAGCAGAGTAACGACGGCTCCCGCGCTGCGCTCTTTCAGGTCACAGGCGCGGCCACGGACAACGGAGGATGGTGGACGGTCCCCGTCTCGGTTGTCCTTAGCGCCACGATCTACCAGAACAACGCGGAGTGCGGCGCTATATTCATCCTACAGTCTGGGGGCGGCAGCGGGAGTCAGGCCGCTATCCAGTTCCAGGATGAGGGCAGCAATCTCGGCGCGGCGGGCACGGTGGATACCGTGGACTTCGTGGGCGCGGGGGTCACGTCATCCCGCGTCAGTAACACGGTTACAGTCACGATTGCTGGCGGGTCTGGAAGTTTCAGCCTGACCACGGTTGAGGTTGACTTCGGCAGCACCCCCCGCTGGGATGCGTTGTTCACCATCACGGATGCCGGAATCTCGCCCACTAGCAATATCATGATCGGGGAATCTGGCAAGGTAGCTACGGGCCGTCTCGCACAGGGTGACGCTCAGTGGGACAGCATCCAGTGTGCTGCACTTCCCGGCACTGGAGATATGCAGGTTTTTTGTTCCGTGTTTCCCGGGCCCGTTGTGGGCAAGCGAACACTTCAGTACACAATAGGATAAACACATGGCAGTCATTGACACAGGCACCAGCACCGCAGGCAAGGCCAACGTAGACTCGAACTACAACTTGCAGGTTCGCAATCCAGTTGTGCCGGAACAGGCTGGACTGGTCGGCATCGAAGCCTTGATGGACAACGGGGCAAACCGGGTTGACTCGGCAAATACTCCGTATGCTCGTCGCCTGCTGGCCACGCCAGAAGGGCGTCAGCTTGTTGGCGGAGATATTCCGCTCTGGCAGGACACGTTCAACTACACGGTAGCCAATTCAAACAGCTACTCAGCTCCCGCAACCACTCAGACCGTGACATGGAACGCCACTGGCCTGTTTCTCAACGGGTCGGCTATCACCACGGTCAACACAAACAGCGCGCTCCAGTCGAAGCGCCAGTTCCAGCTTTCCGGTATCGGGGCGCTCAAGATCGAAACCAACATCCTGATCCCGGTCAACCAGACCAATCAGGTTATTGAATGGGGATGCATGTATGCCACCCTGCCCGGTGCAGCGGCTCCTACGGACGGCATCTTCTTCCGTGTTAATGCCTCCAACGAACTGCGCGGCGTGGTCAATTTCAACGGCACGGAAACGCAGACCGGCACGATCACGATGCCGACTCAGGCCGAGTACCACAACTACAAGATTGTGGCCTCGGAGCGAGAGATTGCCTTCTGGGTGGACGACACGGTTCGTGCCGTCATCCTTCTCCAGCCGACCATCCCGGGTCAGCCCCAGCCGTTCATGGCCAATGGTGCCCCCTTCATGTTCCGTTACATCATTGGCGGCGTGGCTACGTCGCTGGCCTGCACCCCGCGCCTGTTCGACGTGAACATTGCCCACATCGGCCAAACGCAGTCTCGCGACTACGGCGCATATCTGTCCTCGCAGGGGCTGATGGGGTATCAGGCTCCTCCCGGAACAACCGTGGCCTCCACGGCTAACTACGCGAACAGCGCGAACCCAACTGCTGCTGTCCCGACGAATACGACTGCCGCCCTCGGCGTAGGGCTAGGCGGCCAGTTCTGGGAAACAGACACGCTGGCCGTGACCACGGACGGTGTAATTTGCTCCTACCAGAACCCGGCGGGAACGATCAACGTTCCGGGGCGAATGCTCTACATCTATGGCGTGAAGATCGACACCTTCGTCCAGACGGCGTTGACCGGCGGTGGTTATAACGAGTCGTGGTCCCTCGCATTCGGGCACACTGCCGTATCGTTGGCGACAGCCGAAGCCGTTGGGACGGGTGTAAAGGCGCCACGACGAGTAGCTATCGGAGCGCGGACGGTTGCCTCCGGTGCTGTGGCCCTAACACAGCTCCCGACCATCACCTTGTCCTTGAGCCAGCCTGTCGCCGTCAACCCCGGCGAGTTCGTGGCGTTGGCCAAGAAGAAGATTGGAACAGCCCCGTCTGCGGGCGTGATGGCACACGTCATTACGTTTGACGCAGTGTTCGAGTAATCATCACATTTCAGTAGGAGGATTTATGGCGAAGTCTCATAACAAGCCGGCTGGATTCAAAAATTGCGGAGGCGCCAAAAGCGGTTTCTCATTCCCCAAGTCGGCTGGATTCTCGGACTCGACGGGGCGCGTGAAAAGCGTTTCGGGATACACCCGGACTGTCCCCACGACGGTTCGCAGCAACACGCCTCGCGGCGGCAAGTAAATGGCCACGTCAGGTACGGTCGGCCAGACGGTATTTGAGACGCGGAAGATCGTCGACCGCGCTTATCGTCTGTGTAAGGTGCCGCCTCAGGTGGTTACCTCCGAGATGCTGCAAACGGCTCTCGATGAGTTGTACCTGATTTTGACCAGCATTGCGGCGGTTGGTATTCCACTATGGTGCGTCAAAAAAGAAATTCTGCCGCTGTACTTCGGACAGATCACGGTGCCGTTGCCGGTGGGCACGGTTTCCGTGATGCAGGCCACGATTCGGGATGTCACCCGGCTACAGGGCACCCCCTTCGCGTCCGCAACGGTCGGGCTCAACACAGTGGATCTTGCCTTTGATGGTGAAGTAGACACCCACTGCGAGATTGCGGCGGTACTGGGGCATATCGGCCTTGAGTTGGATCCCGCGAATCTTGTTACGACGGTGGGTGTGCTCCCTGCAGCAAGTGGTACGTGGGATTACGTTCTTGAGTATTCACAGGACGGGATCACTTATACCACGTTTTATACTGCAACAGAAGTCACTGTGGTTGCACAGGAATGGATCTGGATGGATTTCGAGGAACTCCCAGAGGCAGTGTATTGGCGCATTCGGGCCCTGAATACGACGGTGCTTGATGTTGCGGAACTGGTTTTCGCCAACACGCCATCTGAGATCCTGATGGCGGCCATTAACAAGGATGACTACTTCAACCTACCAAACAAGACTTTCCAGGGCAAACCGCTTCAGTATTGGCAGAACCGGCAGTTCCCACAGGTTGAAATGAAAATCTGGCCCGCGTCGGACTATCAGTCGACGTTTCGTCAGATCACCCTGTTGGCTCACCGTCAAATACAGGATGTGGGTTCGTTGCAGCAGAGTCTTGAAATGCCTGTGCGGTGGTTTGATGCCATCTCGCAGAAATTGGGAACGTATCTGGCTAAGGTGACGCCGGAGGCCAAGCTCACGGGTGAAGAGCGGATGACGAACAAACAGGACGCTGAGGCGTCGATGAGGGTTGCATGGGCGGAGGAGCGGGACCCCTCCCCGATCAATTTGGCTCCAGATATTTCGATGTACACGAAATAATATGCCAGTTTTCCTCGACACACTCGGGCTCCCACTGGTTGCAATAGGCATTTGTGACAGATGCCGCCGCAAGTTCCCTCTGGTCGAACTGCTCCCTGATCCCAACACCCCGGGCTTGAGGGTGTGCGAGGCGGATCGGGATGTGTTTGACCCATGGAGGTTGCCTCCCCGGCAGCCCGAGAATATTGCTTTACCGTTTGCGCGCCCTGACGCTCCTCTTGGTCTTCCCTATCCCACCGAGACAGTTGAAGTTCTGTCTACGGAAGATGATGAGGGGATTGAAACAGAGGGCGGTGACGGGGTTATTTTGGAGTAATTATGGCCACCGATTTTGTAAAGATCAGTCTGCTCCCTCTGGGGCCCGATCCGCTCTCAGGCCCCGAAGAGGTCCCTGCTGTGCAAGCCGGGGTCACTTACCGGTTCCCGTCGCGGGCATTCATGCTGCCCACGGTGGATCCTGTCATCACCCCGATGGACTTCACATCACAACTGCCCATGTCCCGATTTCTGGCGGCGGGTGTGGGCATTACGATCGTGGATGGGGGTCCCGGTAGCGCGATCACTATTTCTGCCCCTGCGGGCGGAGGACAGGTCAATACAGTGGTGGCGGGCAGTGGGATCGATGTTGATGCAACTGATCCTGCCAACCCGATTGTTGCAATCGAGCCCGCTCTTCTCGGCGCGGATATGGTCACATTCACGAATGAAACCGCCGTGTTTGCAAATTCCCGCCGGTTGGTGGCCGGTACCAACGTCGCTTTTGATTTGACCACTCCGAGTGTGCTCACCCTGAACGTCTCCGGAGGGACACCGGGTGGTTCAGACACGCAGATTCAGTACAACGATGGGGGGGTGTTTAATGGCGACTCGGGGCTCACGTTTAATGACGTCGCAAATACTGTAACCATTACTGCCTCTGCCGTTCCGTTGGTGCTCACGGACGGTGCTATTGTAGGCAATTTTGAATTCGCTTTTTCCAGGTTGGTCTATGGAACCACCAGTACTCATACAGTAGGAATTAAAACAAATAATATCAACCGAATCCAAGTTGATGAAAATGGGCATGTCTCAATCAGCACCCCGTCCAATTCGTCCGCCCAAGCCCTCGTTGTCAGTACCAATGCTGGAGCAGTTGGGGTCAGTGTGGCCTCTGCTGCGGGCACAGCGGCCATGGCGGATTTACAATCTTTCCGTACCAATAGCACGATTGATACCGCACTGGCTGGGGCCAATCTTAATTTGTGGAATATTGCCGGCGTTGTTGGGCAAACCACTCTACAGCAATCTGGTGGTCAGACTGAAATTTGGCAAGCAGATTCGGGGCTTACTCAGCGACAGGTCCTTCGAGTTGGTGTCTCGGATCGAGCCACATACACTCGTGTCAATGATGGAGCAACGCTGCTTGAAGTTGGGCAGCGTGGTCTGAATCTGATTTCGAGCGAGTCGGGCAGTTTTACGCTCGATGCCAATGACAATGGCATGGTGATACAGTACACCGGCTCGGGTGGCCACACCGCCACTGGATATGCAGCGTCAAATGGCGTTGGTATCACACTTGCAAACGTTGGTACTGGTAATCTTACTATTGCACCGGGCAGTGGGACGCTTACCTGGATAAATAGCGGCTCATTGACTGTGGGCAACCATACCCTCCCTGCCGGTACCACGGCATATATCAATAGGCAAGGGGGCAATTGGTACGGCTGGACGGTCAGCGCGGGTGCAGCCGGGGGTGGTGCGGTCGCTACGGTCACGGCGACTGCGGACGCGGGAATAACGGTTGATAACACGGACCCGGCTAACCCTAAAGTTGGGATCAATCCCGTCGTATTTGATTTTGCCTTTACCGGAGCAGCAATTGATGCTATTACTTATGGTAATTCGACCGACTTCCCATCCCATACTTTTTGGGGGTCGGTGGAGCTTGATCCATTAGCGGGGACTGCCTTTATTATCTACGGTGTTGATGCCCAGAATTCCATCTATGTTGAGTCCGCGTCCACCACCGATTCCGTTCCCGACATCCAAGTAACACGGGCCAGCACAGGCACTGCAGCCAATACTGGAGCGTCGATTCAGCTTCGCAACTCGGGATCGAATCGGGCTTCGGTCCTGCAGCAGATTGCTACTGGATTTGAGATCCACGCTTACAACGGTAGTGTCTGGACTCGCGGGGTTCTTGTCGGGATTGATGGGGCAGTAACAATCGGACCGCCGCCATCCGGCATGCCGATGACTGTAACTACCGTTGCAGCGACCGGTGCTGCGATTCAGGTGGAAGATCTAACCAGCACTGCAGATCCTATTATTTCCACGTATCGGCAGTCTAGTGGGGCTGGCGTAGGCATTGGCCGTCTCAACTTTAATGGTCGCGATTCTGCGTCCAATGTTCAGTTGTACTCAGCTGTTCAAGGCGAGATGACCACGACAACTAGCGGGGCGGAGCAGGGCAAACTCAACTTCCGTACCACGGTTGCAGGCGCAGATGTTGTACGCGCTACTCTGGATGGGGACATTTTTTCGATCTATAATAATGGGGGCCTACTCCCTGCTGCGGCGGTAGATTCGGGGACCTACACGGGATCTTACTCTGGGTTTACGACTACTCCAACCAATGACATCAAGTGGGTCCGGGTTGGTCGGATGGTAATTCTCTCCATCCCGATAGTGTCGGCTACTTCTAACTCTACTACGACGAGTGAGAATGGTGGGAACATGCCCACAAGCATCCGTCCGTCCACCAATCTCGCATGCCCGGAAGTTCAGTGTGTCAATTCTGGTGCAGTAGCCCGTGCGCAGCCCATTGTGCAGTCAACTGGCGACATTATTTTTGGCTTCAATGGCACGGGGGGCTGGACAAACTCCGGTACCAAGGGGATCGGTAACGTGAGTGGTAGAGTACAGGTTGTGTATTACATTGATGGTTGATTAACAAAGGAGAAGAAAGTATGGCTACGAATGGTATTCGCCTTGAGGGTCCGAAGACGTTGGTTTTGTCACCCCAGACAATTGCGTTGATTGTCGACGCTCTGGGGGACCGCCCTTACAAGCAGGCGGTGGCGGCTATCAATGAGATTATGACTCAACTGCAGTCCCCGCCTGCGGAGTGAATTAGTGCGCCTATCGGAAAATTTCAGTCTTGCTGAATTTCTGAGGTCTGAAATGGCCGCTCGGATGGGACGAGAAATTGTCCCGTCCGAGTTGGTTATTGCGAATTTGAAGCGGTTGTGTGTCACAGTGCTGCAGCCGATTCGAAATGAAATGGTCGTGGTCGAGGGCCGGGTTTTCCCGATTACCGTCACTTCAGGGTATCGCCCCCTCTGGCTCAATCGGGCCATAGGTGGCTCTCGTACGTCCGCACACATCGACGGACGGGCCGTCGATTGTCGGTTCGTATGGATGTCGAATTTCGACGCCGCCACATTCATCGCTGGGATAATTGACAGATACCCCATCGATCAGTTAATATATGAGTTCGGCCAGTGGATCCACATTGGCATAGCCCCGGAAGGTCAAAATCCGAGGCGAGAAATCCTGACAGCCGTTCGGGATGTCACATCACGTAAGACAATCTATTTGCCGGGTCTGGTAAAACAGCACGGCGACGACTAGGAGAAATTGGCCATGACTGTTGAAGCCCTCAAAGCTTTTCTTTCCACCCCTGCAGCCCTGTTTGCACTGATGCTATTTGGATCGGTGCTTTCAATGTTCAAACAGGTGCGCGATGCCCATGTAAATGGCTCCACCGTAGGTACGGCCCAGTACCTCCTCAGCATTGAAACCATTATCACTCTCGGAGGTAACATTTTGGCCTTCGTCGCCCTGATCATGACTGATACCCTTAACTTTATGGGTGCTCTGGGTATTGGGTATGCAATCAATAGTTTGGCAGACCTTAAGCCGGGTGGTCGTTCGGCCATGATTATTGCCAACATCCCTGATGGCCCCACGGAGTAAGTTGATGAAACCCGCCCTCAAATTTGCAGCAGCCACCTTCCTGCTAATTGTTCTTTCGGCTTGTGCCTCCTTGGCCCCCAACACGTTCAATGAAAAGCTGACGGTAGCTTATTCGAGTGTTACCGCTGTGCGGACGTCTACGACCACTCTGTTGCAGGGGGATAAAATCTCGGTAAAGGACGCCGAGAATATCCAGGCAACCGCCAATGATGTGCGAACCGGTCTAGATATTGCCCGAGAATTGCACAAAACGTTGCCCGAGGCCGGTGAAGACAAGCTTGCGGTCACGCTGGTGATTCTTCAGCACTTGCAGAAGTATGTGGAGGAGAAGAAATGAATCCCGCCAACATCCTGATTCTGCTCGATCTTCTCATTTCACTCGCGTCGCGTATCCAAGGTGTGACCGAGATCATCAAGAAAGCCCGTGCAGAGGGTCGTGACGTCACGGAGGATGAATTGTCAGCTATCATCGGTGAAGATGATGTCGCCAAGAAGGCACTTGACGAGGCGATTGCCAAGGCTAAGGCTGAAGCACCCCCCGAGAGTTAAATGGTTGATGGGATTGAGAAACTATGGAATTTTTTCATGCCCGCCAGAGTCGACCCCCTCGATGTTATCGAGGTGGTCGACGTGGAGCGGCTGAAGAAAATCAACTCCATTTTCGATGCACACTATTGGTGGCGTATTAGAGTTTCACTCACATTGTTCGTAGGAATCCTCCTAACGACGTGGAGTTTCAGCCCGTTCGGATTTGTCCGGGCTGCGGACTTCAATGCGAAGGCGGAGGACTCCATCAAACAGCTCAAAGCGGACGTCCAGACTATCAAAGCAAAGACTGAGGCCCAGGATATTGCATTGTTGGATATCAAATCTTCCCTGAATGAATTGGTGGCCCAAAAGGTGGCCACTGATATTTGTCGAGCGTTGACTCGTCTAAGGGCAGAACCAGATCCCCAAGAAAAAAGCAGCATTCGGGCGGAGTCCGACGCCTACCAACGCAGGTATAGGGCATTGACTGCCGAATACTACCCCGAAGACCGCTGCAAGTAGGAGATTTAAGTGGCAGCAATCATGACCTATACCACCCTGCTCGAAGATTTGAGGGGGTACATCGAACGCGGGTTTGCATCCGACCCGGAAGTGTACAATCAACTGCCGCGTCTGATCACCCGGGCCCAGCAGGCAATTTGCGATGAACTGAAGATACAGGGCAATATTGAAGTTGTGTCCTCTGCGATGGTCGTGGGGCAATTTTCGTATGCCAAGCCCAATCGGTGGCGGCGTACTGTGTCCATGTTGTTCGGTACTGGGGTGGGGGGCGCGACAGCAACACCGATTTACCCGCGCTCCTATGAGTATTGCCGAATGTACGCTCCTGATCCGTCGGTGTTGGGAATTCCCGCTTTTTACGGGGATTATGACTACTTCCACTGGATCATCGTGCCGACGCCACAGTTGGCCTATACATGGGAAATATCATATTACCAGTTACCGCCGTTGATCGATGATGTGACGCAGACCAACTGGATCACCGAGTTCATGCCCAATGCTCTGCTTTATCGGACCCTGTTGGACACCGCCGTGTTCCTCAAGAACGACGAACGTGTGGCGGTATTCGGGCCGCTATACAAGCAGGCTCTGGGAACTCTCGACACTGAAGATCTCAAGAAGATTGTTGACCGCTCTACCACACGGAATGAGGCGTAATTTATGAGTTTTATTCCGGTATTCGCGGGACAGCCCATCTCCCCGTCGAATCAGAACTATCGGGAACTGGACTTTAGTGCAGATGTGACCCTCACTTGGGGCCTTGAGCAAGATGCGACAGGTGAGGCGATTGCCAGTCAGATTGATTTGTCCCCCGCAGGTGCGGGGCTCTCGGTCATCCTCCCCAGTGGCCTGCAGGGGTCCAATGGCGCTTCCGTCTTGTTTTATAATCGTGGCGCGGATACGGTTACCATCAAAGACGCGGCCTTGGGCACGGTGTGTTCGGTGGCTTCTGGTGAGGCGTGGTATATTTACCTACAGGATAATGCCACGGTGGCCGGGGTCTGGACGACCTTTCAGTTTGGTGCTGGCGTTTCGGTCGCAAATGCGGCGTCTCTGGCGGGCGCTGGCCTGACCGCTATCGGTGCAACGCTCAACCAAGAAATGGTGATTCAGTCGAAGTCCGCCAATTATCCCGCAGTCGCTAACGACCGGGCCACGATGTTGATGTGGACTTCAGGAGTAGGCACTTTCACACTTCCTGATCCTACTACGGTCGGGGCCGACTGGTTTGTGGCAATCAAGAACAGTGGCAGTGGCACTCTGACGATCAATACTGCAGCGGGGCTCATCGATGGCACCGCTACCTCGCAGCTATCAACCAGTGAATCATTCATCGTCATCACAGATGGCACGGATTATTACACTTTAGGGTTCGGCCAGTCGGCAAACTCTCAGTTCGATTTCATCTCCATCAGCATCGCGGGTGGAGCGGGCAATTACACCTTGGCCGGGGTTGAACTCAATCGTATCGCCTATGATTTGACGGGCGTGATCACAGGCAATAGGAACGTTATCGTACCGGCGTCGGTGCAGCAGTATTGGATTCAGAACAATACTACTGGCGCGTTTACGGTGACGGTTAAGACCGCTGCTGGTGTCGGCGTGGAAGTGCCCCAAGGGAACTCCGCCATCCTGTTCTGTGATGGCACTGATGTAATCAACGCGGCGGATTCCGCCTCTATCACCCTCCCCCTGACGATCGGCCAAGGTGGCACGGGTCAGGTCACGGCGGCTGCGGCACTGGCGGCACTGGGCGGTGTTCCTACGACTCGGACGGTATCCGCAGGGGCGGGGTTGTCGGGTGGTGGCAACTTGTCCAGTGATCGCACCTTGGCCCTGTCTTTCCTTGGCCTTGAGGCGCTCACCGACCCCGGCGCAGACCGGATCATGTTCTGGGATGAATCAGCCAATGCACTTGCATGGCTGACGCCGGGTGCTGGTCTCGCTGTCGATACGACTACCCTTCGGGCCTCTGTCTATCACACTTATAAGACGGCTACCACGGATCGCGCATCCACTACAACGTTGACTGCGGATCCCGATTTGGTCTTCACCAACTTGCCAACCGGGTATTATGAATTTGAGCTGTTGATTCGGTGGGCCCAGAATTCGGGAGCAAGCCAGGGCATTGTATTTGATTTTGACTCGACGGGCCTTACAGCGTTTGGCATGGTGGCCTATGCAATCAATACCGCCCCTATCAGCAATTTTTCAGCAGCATCTACGCGGGGCGATTCCATCACCACCGATTTCACACTTAACCTCGGAGCGGGGGCCGGGGACGCTTACATCTTGGTCAAGGGCAGTGTGTCTATCACCAGTGGCACCAACACCTTCAATTTCAGATGGGCGCAGTCCGTGTCGAATGCGGCATGGACTAGTGTGAAACAGGGGTCGTTTGCCAAGTTGACCCGGATGGGTGCTTAATGCCTTCTCTCCCTGTCCAGATCCGCCCCAATCCCGGCATTCAACGCGACGGGACCCAGTTCGATTCTGATTCATTCGTGGATGCGGTGTGGACGCGATTTTACCGTCAGCGCCCGAAGAAAATCAACGGATACAGCTCGATCACTTCGGCTCTCCCTGAGATTGCCCGTACCATAACCTCTTATACTACGCAGTCAGTTACTCGCGTCCATCTGGGTGGCGAGGAGTACTTGATTCAGGTGCAGGTCAATAGCAGCGGTTCCTTGGCTGGTCTTGCCGATCGCACCCCTGCGGCACTGGCCGCCGACCCGGATCGCCTGTGGCAGTTTGAAGTGTTTTATGATTCGGTGGGTGGCAATAACGTGCTGGTGGCACACGCCCCTCCGAATTTGAATGATATCAGTAACGACGTCGAGACACCCATTTATGTTGGTGACGTCACGGATACTGCAGTACTTGTTGATTCCGGTGTGGCCTCTGAAAGCGGCGGTATTGCGGCCATACCCCCCTATCTGTTCAAGTTCGGCAACAACGGACATGTGGGCTGGTCGATCCCTAACGATCCTTCGGATTTCACTGGGGCGGGGTCGGGCGAGGCGTGGATTACCCCCGCCAAGATTATCAAGGCTGTGCCCCTGCGGTCCGGGGGCTCTGGTCCCGCCGCCCTGTTTTGGTCGCTTGATTCCCTGATACGTGGATCCTTTGTAGGGGGGACAGCAATATGGCTGTTCGACACGATAACCTCCGACACCTCGATCATGTCCTCCTCATGCGTAGTGGAATACAATTCCAACTATTATTGGGTGGGGGTCGATCAGTTCTTGATGTTCAATGGAACAGTCCGCGAGGTGGAAAACAATACGAACCTAGATTGGTTCTTCGCAAACCTTAATGTTGCGAACCGCCAGAAGGTGTTTGGGTTCAAGGTACCACGGTATGGTGAGATCTGGTGGGTGTTCCCCAAAGGTAGTTCGACGGAACCTAACCACGCGATCATTTATAACGTCCGCACGGGTGTGTGGTACGACACTCCTTACACCGAAGGTGGGCGGGGAGCGGGGCTGTATGCAAAGGTATATAACAAGCCGTTCATGACGGGTGTGGTCGATACTGGCTCCGGCTATGACCTATGGCAGCACGAAACGGGGCTGAATTCCGTGCGTGGCTCGGATATTGAACCAATTTTGGCATCGTTCCAGACCAATGAGCTGTCGTTGATTGCGATGGGGGATTCCCCTAAGAACAAGGCCCTGCGGATCTCAAGGCTCGAGCCCGATTTTGTACAGGCGGGGCCACTGCGGCTGACTGTGAAGGGCCGCGCCAACGCTCGGTCGACTAACATCGACTCCACCCCGTTCGATATCACTGATGCTGCCGCTGACTGGGAGGAACAGACTGTGCCTCTGAAAGAGACGCGGCGGATCCTATCGTTGCATTTCGAATCGAACGTGGTCGATGGGAATTTTTACATGGGTAAAACCATCGCACATATTGAAGAGTCGGATGGCCGGGAAACTCAGTGATACTTGATCCATATACTATTCCCATGGTAGAATACATGGATCAGACGGTCCTCCTCCTAGGGTCACTAGGCACTTTCCCCGCGTACACTCGCGGGATGTCATGGAAGGATTGGGCCTCAGCCGTTGTCCTCCTGCCATCAGTCTCAAAGTTCCAGCCCCCTGACCCGAATAAATATGACGACTGGCTTCCATGGGCTTCTGATTTCAACAAAACTGTCGTGGTGAATGTAACATGAACTACTTGACGAATCCTCTTCACCCTCAGGTCATGGGGATGTTTCACGGGGGTCGAGTGTCAAACTCCCCTCGCGTTAACCTCCCCGCTCGTAATGGATGGGCGGATGGTGGGCAGTACGTGGATGCAGGCACCGGGGCCAATGGCCGTGCTGACAACATCCCGGCGCAGCTGTCCGAGAATGAGTACATCATTGATGCGGAAACCGTGGCCTTGCTGGGGGACGGCAACCCAGACAAGGGGGCGGCGATGCTCGACGAGATGCGCCGGAACATTCGCCAGCACAAGGGTCAGTCATTGGTGCGGGGTGATATTTCTGAGGATGCACTTCCTCCCCTTGAGTATTGTGACGGTGGACAGACCCCGGGCGGATACGTCGATGGTTACGCCGGGGGCGGTCGCGCATCAAAATTAGCCCGCGCCATTGCAACCTATCGTATTCCTCTGATTCGTACCGTGGAGGACCACATCCCACGTTGGAGCGAACCTGAATTCATGAGGGAAGACGCTTTTGACGCGGCTGCCAGCAAGCCCTTTAGCCGAAAGGAATTGGTACTCAATATCAAGGGGCTCCTTGAGGAAGCGGGACTCGATCCCAAGTTGAGTCGGCGCATCAAAGCCACGGGTGTTCCGGACTTCTTGGAGTTTGACTCTGGCAACCTCTCCCATGCAGGGGCGCATCACGAAGTAGAGGTGGAAGGACCGGAGGACATCATCAATAAACTCAAGGCAATGCTCGAGGGCGTTGATGAAGATCCACAGATGGCACTTGGACTGGGGGCCCCTCTTAAAAAGGCGGAAGGTGGCCGCGTGGGCGCTATGAAGGCTCTGATGCAGCGAATTACCGGGGGTTATCGAGATGCCGCCCCGGCCCCGGCGGTCGATCTCAATATTGATGACCTGATGGTGGAGGCGGACCAGTATCTGCAGGGACTCCGTAGGAAGCCTCGCAAACAGCGGACCCCCGAGGAACAGCGTGAACTCCAACAGTGGGGATATGGGGATGAGGAGTAAATAAATGAGTCTCACCGATTTTCTGTTCAACGGTCAAGCCCCGCCCAACGTCAACACCTCGTCGACGTCAACCACGACGTTGCCGCAGTGGTTACAGGATTACACGCAGGGCCTGCTTGCTAAATCCGCCATGGTTGGTACGGAGGACTACCAGACCTACACGGGTCCTCGCAACGCGGCCCTGACGCCTGATCAGCAATCGGCCTTTGGGCTGGTGCGTTCAGGAATAGGGGCTTCCAATCCTTACACATCCGCCGCTGGCGCGAACCTTAACAAGGCGTCGGGCATGTCCGCCTTTGGGGCCGCTTCCCCGTACCTGGACAAGGCATCGCAGACGGTGCCTGAGGTTATTTCTAACTATCTCAACCCATACGCTGAGAATGTGACCAATCGGGCACGGGATCTGGCCACGCGGACGTGGAATGAAGACATTATCCCAGATATCAACGACACCTTTACCCGGGCTGGGCAGTTCGCATCCAAGGGGATGCAGGAACAATACCTCAACAAGGGTCGCAATGTGGTAGAAGGGCTGCAGGATCAGAGTAACGCACTGTTGGCGGATGCCTATAAGAATTCCACCCTCACCGCAGGTACGGATCTCGACCGGCAGCGGCTGTTGGCGGGTCAGGCGGGGGACGCCACTTCCAACGATATCAACTCTCTGATTAACACGGCGGGCGGGCAAAATGATCTGGCCTCCCTGATCCAGAAGTTGAACTTGGGCGATGCTTCTGCCTTGCAGGCTGCGGGTGCCGCACAGCAGGGCCAGACGCAGAAGAATCTGGATACTGCTTATGCAGACTTCATCGCCCAGCGCGACCACCCGAAGGATCAGTTGACGTGGATGCAGTCCCTGCTGGCAGGGCTTGATGCGGGCAAGACCACAACTGGCACCAAGTCTGAACCCCTTGCTGGTGCGGAGTATGGTTCCTCACCTTTGAGTCAGGTAAGTTCTGGCATATCCAATATTGCCGGCATCTGGGACCTCCTAAAGAATTGGGGCAATTAAGATGGCAGATGACACCGAAGATACCGTTGATCCCAGCACGTCATTGATGACGCTGTTGGGTGGTGGTTCGCCTTACACTACCCGTGAGGCTCACGATACCGCAAAGGGTATCATCACCCGTTTCGAAAATCAGCGGGATATGCTGACTGATACGGAGGATGAGTACTACGCTCGACTCGACAAGGCCGCACAAGAGGCCCGGAATACTCTACAGGCGGCACGGGATTACGTCACAAACCGTAAATACTCCAATGCCCAAACACTGTTCGCAGCAGCGCGAGCATTGGGTAAGCCCACCAAGAGCGGTTCTTTTGGTGAGACAATGAGTAACCTTGGCGGGGAGCTTGAGGCCGATGCCGGGAATCGCGCCAAATTTGCTGATGAGCGGGCGGTCGGTGAAAACAAGATTGACCAGGAACTCGTCAACGTTGATCAAGCTCTCGCTACTGGGCGGGTGGCCGCAATCCAAAAGCGTCGCACCGACGAGCAGAAGCTTGCTATCGAGGCGCTCAAGATTCTTGCTAAGGAGACGCGCCCGGGCAGCTCGGGGGGCGGGGGTTTGTCGGATGCCGAAAAGTACGTACGCGGGACCACACAGCTTGTACCGGGGATGCCCGGTTACAATCAGGCGGTCGCGGCCCGACAGGTGTGGATCGATGACCAGCGCAAACGGGAAACTGGCACCGATAGCAGCCCGGAATCCGAAGTGGTTACAGCGGAGCGGGCCAACGAGCTTGGTATCCCGGTGCTTACTCGCAACCCGCTGGCGGGTTATTCTACCAAGCAGTATGAGCGTCGTCGCGCCCAGCTTGAGACGCAGGCGCAGGAAGCCCTCACTGCGGTGAACACGGCCCGTGACAAGTCGATGACTGTCATTCAGGACCTCAACCGGTTTAAGGAATTGAATGACGACACGCAGACCGGGCCACTGATTGGTTATGTCACTCAGTACCTGACTTCCAGTGGTCAGCAGATGGCGGGTATTTCATCGAATCAGGCGCGCAACATGCGTGTCCCCGGTGAAGGCCCGATGTCCAACTATGACGCCACGGAGTTGAAAAACGCCACGGTATCAACCCGTAAAGGTAAAGTCGCTAACCGGGATATTGCTGATGCGATGATCGCAGCCAAGGAACGGTCGATCGAGTATGCTAAATTTGTCAACGATTTCGTAGTGGCCTACGGGCACACGGTCGGGGCTGATCAGGCGTGGCAGGAGTATGTCACTGACAACCCGATCTTCGATCCGGAACACAAGGGTACCCTGCAAAAGAATCCCAATAAGGTACCGTATCAGGAGTACTTCGCTCGCAAGAATCAGGGCGCTGTGCTCCCTGCAGGTCCCCGCTATAACCCAAATACCGGTATCACGG